CAATAGTCCCTTCGGGAATGAGTTCAAAATCAGAACCACCACCCCCAGTTACATTATTTAAATCAATCACGATAATTTTCCTTTCTCAATTGGTTGTGATTCAACTTTATTTAAATCGGTTACAATATTTCCATTTAGCTTCGCCATTAGCTTACCTAAATGTGGCTCCTCAATAACATTAAGTTTGCCAGATCTGTCTTTGGCTGGATAACCCCACTCATTAAGAGTTTGACATACAAAAGCTCTGTATGGTTGCACACCTTCTCCACCACCCATCACTGTCATTGTTATAACTTCATCGACAATGCCAGGTAGTTCTCGTGCAGTTTTAGAACCTTCTATCTGTAACTCATAATTAGTTCGACCATAATCATCTAACTTAGAGTCAAGTATGCCAACAAATATAACATTCTTATCTCTAATGTGTTGTAGATGAGTAAGCCAAGCCATCATCTCTCTGCCGTGCATACCATAAGCAGCACGAGTATCAACTTTGCCAGATCTTTCGGCAATGTTATCGGGATGAGACATACAATATTGAAAGCATAAACGTCCTGCAACTGTAATACTATCCACAAAAATTGTGTCGTATTTATTCATTTGCACAAGTTTATCTCCAAACTCTTGCATAACTCTCTCATGATGTAACTTATCATAAGGCTCCCTTGATAAAGACGGATTAACACCACCAATGTAACAAACAAAGTCACGACACTCTTGCCATGTCTTTGGTCTAATTACATCGATAGGAAAATCCTTAATAGCAGTATCACCTGCTTCAAGATCAATAAATAAAGTTGTATCTGCATCAAGAGTACGGGCAAGAGTTGTCTTGCCCACACCACTTTGACCACAGATGACCATCTTATGACCTCTCTTTTCTGCCATACGTTGTTCGGCAGTAATTATTTGTAAAGCCAATTAAGCCTCCTCTTGTTGTACAAGATCAACATTAATAGTACCTTGCTCGACAGTTCTAGCTGGTTGAAGCATTTCTACTATAGCTGGAGGAGCATTTGTATATTTCCTCTCGTCAACAGAGTATGTGACTTTTGCATAGTGTCTTGCATCATCAGCATTCATACTATCGAAAGCATCTCTTAATGCTTGTTGATCCCATGTTACTTTTTTTGCTATGGAGACCTTAACTTTATCCTCTTGATCAGAAAATACTGTAGTCGTACCGAAATCTTTGCCTTGTCTCTGCAAATCTTCACGAGCAATACTAAAGTATCTATCGGTAAGATAGCCATTAAGCTCTTCCATTTTCTTTTTATATCGATCAATCTCACGTTTTATAGACATCTTTGCCTGTAAAAGTTCGTGATCACTCATGTCATAGAAATTCTGTTCCATACTAACCTCACTTTCATTAAAATTTCTACTTGCAAGGTCTAATATAGACATCATTACAACAATGTCAATACCTAAACTATCTTTTTTTATTTTTCTCTTGTAATATATATGATATATCATATATATGATATATAAATTAATTTAACAAAAGGAGTTTTAAATGGGTAATTCACAAATGATTCAAGTAGATTACGAGGAATCTCACATACTTAATGGTTTTCAACGAGACTTATATACAAAAAAGGAGACGTTAGAAAAGCTCGAAAATTTAATTGATCAATACCCACATCTATATGGTTTTGAATTAGCTGATGAATATGGAGAAGCTTTAGATAAAAAAGAATGTAAAAAAGCAGCACAAGATTTATTGAATCATCATATAAAAATCAGTCCGTCAAAAAAATACAAGCAGGTAAACATAACTCTCGAAGTATATAAAGAAGTTAAAATGTTATCTATACATATGGAAAAGTCTATGGCTGGCACATTTCTTTTTTTACTGCAAGCCTACAAAAGAAGAGTAAATGAATACTTAGAAAGGATTGCATCAAAATGAGAAATACTGATGAATATACTAAAGCGAGAGTTAGATCTCACCCTATGCAGTGTTGGAATTGTAAAAGATTTGCACCAAAGCTAATAGAAGAACTTAACAGTGAGAAACCTAACGAAAAATATATCGGCAATCTTGAAGTTGTAGGTAAACCAGTAGCTACAGAGTTCAACGGAAAAATGTATTGGCGATATAAAGTATGGACTGGTGAATATAAAATGAACTTTGGACATTTTTGTATGCAGAAATGTGCTACCTCATGGGCAAACAAACAAGTTTGGAACATTAAAAAACGAACTAATAAAGGAGATCCCGTTGATGGTAATCACAAATTTGAACAGTTGAAAGAAATGAGAAATAAATTATCTAATCATTTTAATCGACATTAGCTTTTATTTTTGTAGGAGAGATGAATGTCTATACCATGTATAGCTTTCATCATCTTCTTTTTAAGCTTGAACTCAGGTGTCAATACACCTTTTGCATCCTCTACAACTAATCTTGAAAAGCCATCTTCTTCTTGTTGTAAATATCTAAAATCAGCTATGTAATCACAAATCTTTACATCATTAATAGATAATTCATATTTTATTTGACGTTCTAACTCTGTAATGACACCAGCTCTTTCCATAGCTTTAAGTTGTCCCCATCTCTCTGCTTCCCATCGTGAGTCAAACTTTAATCCCATAGCAATGGTTTTTTTTGCAAAATACTTATTGTTGCTTGTTCTATTCTTTTTGGGTATAAATGGGTATCTATGAGTCATGGAGGTAGTATAATGACAGATACAACAAAATTCAAGTCAGTTGGTTTAGACGTTAAAAGTTATGATAAGTTACTTAAAATATGTGATCACCAAAGAAGAAACATTAGACAACAGCTTGGTCTTTTTATAGATCAAGAGTTTGAGAAAGAAGAGTATAATAAATATAAAAGTAAAGTTACAAGTTTAGGATTAGGTGCTATCAACAGCATTCATACGAGAGATTAAACGATCAGCGCGTTTGGTTACTTGCTTGTGCCATTTCGAGTCTTCCATTTGAATTGCACATTCTTTCCAGTTTCTTTCAGCTACAGCTTTACATAGCTTTCTGAATTTGGATAGACGAGGTCTGCCGAGATTAAACATCATATTTGCCAAAATTTGCTGTACTTCTTCTGGCAAATCCTGAAAGTTACCGAATAATTGTTCGCACTCGTCAATCGTAATCTGGATGTCTTTGTCAAATAATTCATTGACTCGTTCTTCTGATACTGGTGTCCCAACTGGCTTACCATACTCTTCATCCCATTCATTAATAAGGTGACCAATTCCTAGCGTGGGTAGGTTGAGGTGGTCTAAATAAATAGAATTGACACAGCCCTCATCAACTTTGAGGGTGTCTCTTAACTGTTCTACATTCATTGTGTTCCTCTTCTTCTCTGTGCTATGGCTATGTCAGTAGGGTTTAATCCTAATGAAAAAGCATTAGCTGGATTCGTAACATCTATATTTCCTAATGTTGTGCCAGATACTGGCTCTGGTATTTTTAACTGACTCAGAGGTACATTAGGTCTAGTTGGGGATAAGAATGTAGATAGATTGCCAGTCTTTAAATCTTCAGCCTTTATGTCTGGCAACTTAACATTTAAACCTTGACTCTCAAGAAATGATTGAGCTTGACTCTCTGCCTCATCAACAACATTTTGTATTGTTTGTCCTGTTCCAACGCTAAGAGCTTTACCTATAATAGATCCTAAACTCTTTGCTCTATCAGCAGGTTTTTGAAATTGTTTTAAAGTCACACCATTATATTGTTTAAGTATGTCATCATAGTATCCATTAGACAGAAGTCTGTTACCTAAAATGCTAAATTTTATAAGTTTACCTACGTTTTGGAATGGTGAAGCAGCTATATTAGCAGCAACGAGATCACCACCTTCAGCAGTTCTGGCATTAAATTTAAGTATCTGACCAAATTTTTTCATATTGTTACCAACTTCTTTGCCAAAGACTGTAACAAGTTTGTTGTCTTTGGAAGCCGCTAACAGTCTGTCGGCAAAAGCATTTAAAGATTTACCATCAGTCATTATAGATTCACCAAAATCATCTATAATACTATTGATGTAATAACTTTGAATTTTATTTAATGCTTGCTGACCATTTTGACCTTGTTTCTTAAAATACTCTATTACTGGCTTAATCTGTGAGTTTTTGGTTGTTTTTTGAACAAGAAAACGAGCTGCCTCAACTGGATCTAAATCACCAGTATCATCTGCTAATTTTCTTAATATGACATTTTTTTGGTTAGCGGCTAGTCTTTTTTGTGTGGTTGCTAATGCTTCAAGTTTTCTTAACAATGAAGTGTTAGATCTTGTGTCACCCTTAATATTTCTAAACTGTCGAAGCACTTGATCAGACTCAAGACCTGTAATTTTCACAGATCCTATCTCGTCTGCTAATTTAAGTATCTGATCTGTTTCTGCTCCGAACAATTCTTTTGCAGTTGTTCCTAAATTTTTGATAGATTGTGCAAATTTTTCAGAATTAAAGTTTTTTACATTTGTAAAATTACTTATTCCAGATTTTTTAAGAGCTTCCTCTAAGGTATGATTGGCGGCTCTTGCAACAAATTCATCAGCTAATTGCGCTCCACCACCATATTCTGTAATAAATTGTCTTGCACGTTGTATAAAATTTGGATTGTTGTTCTTTACAATATTTTCGTAAATGTCAATATTTTGTGGAACATCATCAACTATATTACCTGGTTGAGATTTATAAGCCTCTAAATTTTTAATTGTTTTTGAAGCATTTAAATCTTCAATAAGTTTTCTTCCTAGGAAAAATTGTGTTTGTGCTTTTTTTATTGCCTTACCAGCATTTTTGAATTTTTGAGCGTCAGCAGGAGACAATGATTCTCTTGCTATTATTTCTCTAAATGTTGCACTATTTTCATCACCCATTTCTTTAAAAATTTTGTCAACTTGATCAAGTAATCCATCACCATCTTTTGTAACAAGTTCTCCACGAACTGTTTTAGATTGAGGTGGTAATTCCATTCTTATATCACTTAATGTTTTTCTTAAATTGTACATCTGATTAAAAGAAGCACTTTTGTTAAACGCTGCTCCTCCAACATTTTCAAAGGCAGCGATGATTTGCCCTATCCTTTTTCCATCCTTTGTGCCAGCGGCTATTCCAGATCCATAATCTCTTTTTAGTCTTTTAATCGTGTCTTTAAATCTACCAGTAGTTATAAAAGCATCACCACCTAAACTTGAATTTCTTAACACTTTATCAACTGCTGCAAATTTACCTGAAATCATTTCATCAAAATTGACTGAAGCATCTTTAATTATTTCAAATAAATCATCTTCTACATTTGAGTTTCTAACTCCAGCTTGTTTGAAGGCATTCACAGAATCTTCTAAATGTTTCACAACAACATTTGTTAATGTTTCTTCATTATTTAAAAGCTTAGTGTTGTTCTCAACCATTCCATCTTTAAGTATTTGACCTACGTCTGCATCAATTACGTCATCTGTAACACCATATTTATTTTTATAAGCATCAAGTAATGTTTTAATTTGATCATTGTTGTTTTTTAGTCGATCAGATGTTTTAAATATTTTTTCACCGATTGCTTGTATTCTAGCTACAAGAGATGGTGCTTTTATTGCTGATAGAGTTGGTCTAACACCAAATCCACCACGAACAACTGTCCCGTCTGGTTTTGTTACAACACGACTTGTTGCAGCTATTTGTTCATCAGCAGTCAATTTTGCAAAATCTTTTGGTTTAATTATATTACCAGCTTCATCAATCGGCTCTGATATAGATTGTCCTGCTGTGGTTGCTTCTTTAGAGGTTAGTCCTTTGCCAGGTGTTACTCCTCTTCGTGCAAATCTGAAAGCAGCCACTGCACCACCAAGCAAACCCTCACCTACAAATCCGTAAGCAAATTCTCTACCTATGTCTTTAGCTATCTCTTCTCCTGATTGTTTTGATACACCAGCTAGAGCTTCAACACCTTCTTCAATAGCTTGCCCAGAACCAGCTCCTAATCCAGCACCGATGGCTGCACCTAAAACAGGTATTGGAATTGCTATTTGACCAGCTATAGCTCCACCTATACCAGCTATAAGTTCTGGTGCTAATCCAGATAAATCTGAAAAATCGTAACGACTAAATCCTTCTTCATCTATAAGTATGTTTTTATCTGTCTCTTGTCCAAACTTTGAAGCTCCAGTTGGAGTTAAGGCTAATCTACCTCTGTTGTCTCTGGTAAAATCATCATCTGACAAATCAAACTTTCTTAATATAGCCTCTTCTTCTTCTTTTGTTTCGGCTACTCCGAGTGCAGCTCTCAGTGCATTGTTCTTAATTCCTGTTTCGACATCGAACAATTGTTTGTTCTTTTCTGGTGATGGTTCAGTTGTTTGTGCTGCTACTTCTTCAGCTTTTTTTGATTCAGCAAGTTTCTGTTGCACTATTTGATTGATAGCAGCCTGTTCTTCTTCAGTAGGCTCATTACCTTCAATCTCGAAATTAAAGCTCTCATTAGGTAAATTTATTTTTATCTTTGCCATTATTTAACCAAAGTATAAGTTATTGTTCCATCATCAGCAGTTGATACGTTAAACTTAGGTCCTGACTTACCAAACTGTTCCACAGTCCCTGCTCTAAGTTCTTTCTGCGCCCTATCAAACTGATCGTCAGTTAGATAACTATTTCTATCTTTAAAACCAGTAAGTGTATTTGTTATTTGATCTTGTGTCTTAGCAAATATCTGGTCGATTTCGTTTATTCTTTGCAATGCCTCTTGTGGATTAGAAAATAAATCTACCTCTCCTAAAGATTTTTGCAGAATTTCAACATCTTTATTAGAAATACCATTACCTGTTTCTTGTGTTAAAAATCTTTTATATTCATTGATTAAAGTTCTATTTAAAATTTTAATCATTTGTTCTCTTCCAACACCCTTTACAAGCTGTGGCTGTCCATCTTTTCCTATTGTAACAAGATCTTTAAATAATTTTTTAGGATCTAATCCAATAGCAGCACCAACAGTTTTGACTTTATCAAAAACTTGATCAACTAACGGAGATCCAGTATCAGAACCTAAATCTTGAACTAATCCACTAATACTGCTTAATGTGTTTCTAGCTCTTGTTATGTTACCATAAGCATCTTTAAATTTTCTAATATCATCAGGTGCTTGTGTATAAACAAGAGGATTACCTACACTTGCATCTTTTCTTAAAGCTTTTTGAATTTTTAAATTAGCTTGTCCGTCAATAGGTGCAAATCCTTGATTCTTTGTTATCTCAGACAGTTTTGCTTGTCCCTTACGGAATGCTTCTAATCTTTTTTGAGTGAACTCTAATTCTTTCAATTCAACATCATTTAGGTGTTTGGCGGCTGCTAGCCTTCTAGCTTCAGCTTTACCTCTAAACTCCTTACCAAGACCTAGTAGAGCTAGTCTCTTTTCTTTGTTCAGAGCAGCTAATGCTTTTGTATCAGCCATTTTCTGTCCTAGTGCAAACTTACCAGCGGCTAATTGACCAGCTCTTGCTTTGTCTTTTGCTCTCTCAAAAGCAGGTAATGTTTCTTCTCCTGCTTTACCAACTTCTGTAAGTATTTTAGATAAATCGAAGCCCTTACCAGCTCTGTTTTGCATTAGCTTTAAACCAAGAGCCATAAGAGCTGATTTGTTATCAGGCTCTCCTGTTATATCTATACCAGTTGCTTTTTGAAAATCTGCTTTATACTCTTCAATACTTTTAGGTTGAGCTTTTGTTATTTCATCAGTGTATAATGCTTCTGTTTCTGACATAGTTTCAGTAAATAAATCTTGTAATGCTTTTTGTTCTTTAGCTAAAGTTGTTTCAGGAGTTGCTTCCTCTTCTGGAGCTAATGAGCCAGGCTCACCGACATCACTGTAGTCTATATCTGCATCAGAACCTGCTGCTATTTCAAATTGATCATCTAATTGTGTTTTTTTATCAGCTCCTAAACCAGATACATCTTGATCAATACCAGCAGATTTATCACCCAATTGTGCAGAGTCAACAGTAGATGCTCCTTCAACATTGCTTAAATTCTTTTTTGCTTGCTCTTCCTCAAATTGTTTAATTCTTTGTTTATTAATTGCATCTTGATTAATAAAATTCTGCACATCATCAGAAAAAGAAGTAGGTCCTAATCCAAGTTGTGATAATTGAGTTTGTCCTTTTTGTGTATCTAAATCTTTACTTAGTATAGCTCTATCTTTTTGAGCTTGTTCTTCTGCTAATTGTTGAGCTAAAGGTTTAACTCCTATTTTTTCAAGTAAAGAACCTAATAGACCCATTTGACTTGTAGGAGTAGATGAGACACCAGGTGAGCTTACAGTTAATCCAGAAGTTAATGTTGGTTGTTTTGCCATATAATTATCCTACGGAGATTTTGAACCACCAAAAGGTGCAATCTGTGACAACGTAGTATAAGCACCAATACCCTGCAAGAATGGATTTGCACCAGGTGTTGTTGCTTGTTGGAACGTAGAAGGTATTGAAGCACTTGGCATACCTTGTAATAAGTTTTGTCCTAACTGCAATCTAGTGAATGGTTCTTGAGCTTGTTGTAATAAATTTTGACGTTGTGCATCTAGTTCTGCTTGTGACTGTCCTTGCCTCAATGCACCTAACTGTGATAGCTGTGATATATCTGCTTGACCTAATGCTTGTTGTAATCTTCCTATATCACCAGTAGTTCCTGCTAAAGTACCAAAAGCTTGTCCAAGACCACCAGATAGTCTTCCTGCATTCTGTGCCGCTTGTAGAGCTGTTCCAAAGCCACTTGCTAACAATTTAGATAATGTATCTGCTTTAACTTGTTGCAACCCTCTATCTGCCTCTGCTTGCCTTACACCCTCTCTTGAGCCACCAAAAGCTCCAGCTTGTATTGCTTGCGCTCTAGCTCCTGCTCTTTGCAGATCTGCTTGACGATCAAGCTCTCTCATAGAAGCATCAATCACTTGTTGTTGAAATGGATTCTGAAATTGTTGTATAGCTTCAGGTTGCAAAAATTGTAATCCTGATGTTAAAGCTTGCTGACCAGCTAATGATTGATCTCTTGCTCCTTCGACAAATGGTCTAAAAGATCCAACTAAATTTTCTCCAAGTGTAATTGCACGTTCTCTTAGAGGGTCTATTCCTGCAATTTGAAATTGAGGAAGATCAAGGGGAGAATCGAGCAGACCTGGCGTTGTTTGTTCTTCACCATCAAACTCACCAAATCCAGTTTGCAAAAGTCTTTTTTGCAGACCCTCTAAGAATGGGGGTAATCTTTGTATATTTTCTACAGTTTGTACAGCCATTATGCCCTCGCTTCCAATTGATCCATCATATTATAAGCTCTTTGTATTCCTTTTCGTGAGTTGCCATCACCTAATCCTTTTACAGCATCTTTTGTTAAAACAAACTCTCCAGCCATTAGCATTGCAGGTACGTCATCTTTTGTGCCTGAACCTTCTGATGGATCTATGCCACCTGTTCGTCTAGGAAATCCCATCTCTCCACCTTCTTTAGCAAATGTTATTCCACCTAGTTTACCACCAGGTCCACCTGTTCCAAAAGGTCTTCTTTCAAAAGATGTCCTTGTATCTTCATCTTCATCACCACCAGATAGCAGTTGTGCTAATAAACCTGCTGTTAAACCCTCTCCTAATGGTGTATTTAAAAGTCTTGCAAATAAATTGTCACCACCAACGCCAGCAGACTTTAATAATTCTGCACTAAATGTTCTTGGTTTAAATGCTTCTGCTACTTTTTGTGTTGCTTGCTCGGTTGGAACAATTGCTGATCCTGATGCAGATTCACCAGTTCTCAAAAATTCACCACTTCCTCGACTGCCAGTTGGTAGACCTTTCCGAACAATTGTTCCCTCTCCACCAGTATTAACAGCCTGTTCACCACCACCAAACTGATCAAAGGCAGCTCCACCAACACCAGCAATTAAAGCATTTCTAAGTGCATCTTTAGTTTTACCACCCATTAGTTTAGATGTTAAAGCTCCAGTCACAGCTCTACTGATAAAAGGACTTGCACCAGTTCCAGCTACAGCAGTGCCTATGCCAGGTCCTAAAAATGCTCCAAGTGCTACTGGTGCTAAATTTTTTAACAACTTACCTAAACTCATGGCTTAATCCTACCTTATTTCTGTTTTTCTGTCTACAGACCACTTGTTGTATTTCTATTCTGTGCAAATTCTTGTATGCTTGCAACAACATGAAGTCTATTTGCAGTTGCCGCTTGTACTTTCAAAATCTCTCCACCTTGTAAGATTAAATCATTTGTTAGTAGCTCAATTGTTGTATTGGCAGCTACTGCTTTTACTTTAAATAAGCTAAAGACAGTGCCTGCACCAGTTACTAAAGTTACTGTTATAGTATCTGCATTACCAGAATCCTCTGAAACTAAAATTGATGATACAATCGATGAGTTAAAATCTGAACCACTTGGTGCTGTGTATAATACTGTATTATCAGTAGATGTTAAATCAAGTTTAGCATTTGTAATATTCTGTATATATTGAGGTATAGTTGTAACTAACATTATTGTCTTCCATCTGGTCTAACATCAATCCTTGGTGTACCTAATCTCCATGATACACCCTGATCTGTTGATTCAAGTTTCATATTAAATGATCTTCCTCTTAGCCTTACATCAATACGATCTGTAAATTGCTCGACTGGTGTTGTTGCTGTTCTAGAAGATGTACCACCTGAATTTGTGTCATATGTGCTACCAGGTCCGTTTCTAGCTTGTAAAGTAAAAGTGACATTTGGATTGCCTGTATTGCTAGTTGATCCATTAAAACTAACGTCTGGAATAAGTTGTCGTATAAAAGAAAATTGATAGCCATCACCAATATCTATTTGACTTGATTCTACAGATGCAGTCATTGGATTAACATCGTCATCATTGCCATTTTCATGCTCAAATAAATGTGGAGATCCTGCAGCTATTGGAAATCTTCTAATACCTCGATCATGCCATGCAGTTCTACTTAAAGTCCCATAATACCAAGTTTTGTTAGAATAATTATAAATTACATACTTATCATTTTCTTCAGAACTTGCAGATGGATAAAACCACCAAACCTCTGTCCATTGAGTATTTACACCACCAAAAACTTTTTGACCTTGCGAATTATTAAAATCAAGAAATATTTTATCTCTTACAGTGCATGGTAATTGAGTAGTTTGACCTCCTGTATAAACATAAAAACTTTCTTTACCCATCCAAAACACTGAATCTTCTACAGCTATTGCAGATTTAGGACTCATAATGGTTATGCTTTTTGATAATTCTTGCAAACCGAAGGTAAATGGAGGTCCGATAAATCTCATACTAAATAGACTTCTGTCTGTAAAAACTAAAATTTGTTGTCTTGTTTCAACAGCTTGTATAAATTCTGATCCACTACTTAATCGTAAATCACCAGCAGTATTAGTTGCAGTTGGTGTGAAATCAACTAATGATTCCTGTGATCCAAATCTTATTAATAAAGGATCTTGTGTCGTTGTGCCTAATGTGTTTGCACCAAATGCTATAATGTGTCTGTCTATATCAGATACCATGATTTGCCTAGCAATAGTAGGCACATCTGATGCTCCACTTTCACTTGAAAGCAACACTGCTCTATTGCCTAATCCATCAGATTTATCCCAGTAAAAAATACCACCATCTCTTGGATTAATTAACAAATCTTCACCAAAATTGTCATGTGTCCACAATCTAATTTCATTTGTTGTGCCTGTTGCTGCTGCTTCACCCCAACCAAATGTTGATAAATCTAAGTTTACACCACCATATCCACCTGCACCCCATCCAACACCACCAACAGCAGTGTCTAGTCCTACGTTAATTTGGTAACTTCCATCAACTCCCGACCCACCATTTCCAGTGTCGGATGAATTAGCAGTTGCACTTACTGTTATCTTATATGAGTTTGAATTAACAACTGTTGTTATTTGATGTTCTGCATTCAATATCGTTGCAGTAATATTACCACCTAAACTTACTGCACCTGATATAGTTACAAAATCATTTTGAACTGCACCATGAGAACTGTCTGTTACTGTAAGTTCAGCAGATCCATCACTTGCCGCAAATGTAATGCTATTAGTTGATGTTTTTCTTATAGGAGTAATATCAGTAAAACTACCACCTTCTTCTATGTAATATTTAAGATGAGAACCCACTCCCATAAAGTTTGAGCCATCTAAAGCTAACCAATTGTGTAAAGCTCTAGCAGTACCCAAATATGTATTGCCAGATTGTTTTACCCAACCACCTATTTTTTCTGGAAAAGGTGTGTAAAATCTAACTTTTTCACAATCAAAATATCCACCCTCGTTTGAAAAAGAAGTAATTTCTCTATTTATACCTGGTCTAAATTTTAAACTTGTTAGTGGCATATTAAAATTCCTTTCAACTATACTACATCAATATTCATTAAATTAGTATCAATATCTAACAGATTAACATTACAACTTATAATTGTTTTTCTATCATTTGTAACTATAGCAGGAGATCTATGTGGGATAAAAGATGGAAAAACTACAATATCACCCTCTTTTACATCTAATGTAAATTTTTGTTTTTTAGTTGTATCATAAAATTCAGTATTATAGTTTTTATCATTTAACTCAACATAGTAAACCCAACTAATATTTGTTTGACCATGATTATGCCAAGAGTGATTATCATTTTTATAATATTGCTGAAACCAACAATTAGTAATCGTAAAATTTTCAACACAATAATAACTCATAAAATCTTTAGCAAAATCATCTAAAATATTTGCAAAAGTGGCAAAATAAGGTCTTTCTGTGTGATGATTATTATTACGAAAATCTGTATATGTTATTGAATCTAAATCATTTTTTTCAATTCTTTTTTCGGTAACCTTAAAAGTATCTAACAAATTAGATTTTATATCATTGTGATTTTTTAAATTATATGACCAAACTAAATCTTTCATTTAAAAGGCTCTCCACAAAACCATGTAACTAAAGAATATCTAATACCTTTTGTAACTGGTTTAACTCTATGCATCATATAAGATGGAAAAACAATAATAGTTCCTCTTTTACCTAAAACTTGTTGTCTTCCAAAAAATTCAAATTCGCCACCCTCATATTCATCATTTAATATAATAGACATTGATAATTTTCTTGTTTTGCCATGAACAAATTTGTTGCCATTATCGAACCTTGTAAATCCATTACCATCTTGATGAAATTTAAAATGACCATTTTTATTATATCTAGCCAATTGCATTGCTTCACACGCATCTATTTGAAAGTTCCAATTAGAATTACGATTTGCAATATCTAAATAGTTCCAAACCAAATCATATACCCATCTTTCGTTACACCAAGTAACATCTGTTATTCTTTCATAGTGATTTTCTTTGTTTTCACCATTCAAATTTTGATGTACCTTTGCTGGATACCAATCTTTTGCCAAACCTATTATTTCATCACAGATTTTTTTATCTACTTCTCTTTCAAAGTACCAATATTCATCATTTGCATTATTATCTATTAGTGGGGCTTCCATTTTTCATATCCCAAGATATTATTCTTTTCAAAGATTTAGATTTATTTTGCTGTGTAAAATGATTTATAAAAGATGGCACTACTAAAACATCCCCCTCTTTTACATCTAACACAGCATAAGTGCTTTTGTCTGTCAAAAAATTGTTCCAAGGTTGCAAAAAAGATGTTTTTGGTGCGTCTGTTGGCAATGTAAGATATAATATACAAGACAAACCAACTGAACCATGATTATGTATAGGGTGGTAGCCATTTTCTTTGTATGTAACTGACCAAACATCAGATACATAAAAATCTGTTTTGAAAGCATTTACTATTGATTGTAACTCATCACGCAGTATGTTTGTAAACTCTTTGTTGACCAATTCTGTATCATATCTATTAGAGCTAAAATTTGCTAATTCTTCATCATTTTTCTTTTCATCAAAAGGTTCAAATAAAGTTATTAATTTTTGTTTTTTCAAAGCAAAGTTTTTCACTGATGACTTACAAAAAGGTATTGAAAAAAGATTACCAATGTTCATTTTAGCTACCCTCGTTTTTAATAATACTTAAATTGAAAGATATTGCTATTCTACTTTCACTCATGTTTAATTCAACTGAATGAGGCAAATCAGACTTCCAAATTAATATACCACCTTTTTCTGGACGAAAATACCACTCACTAGAATTATACTTATTGTATTCTGTAAATTTATAAGCACCATGTGGATCGTTTACAAATTCGTATCTATGGAATACTAAATTTGCACTATTTGGTTCGGAATGAACATAAAATGTGCCACTTAAATCACAATACCCAGAATGACCATGCACTCTATGTTGACCATATTTATACATCTCTGACACCCAAATACTTTCTATGTTAATTTTTTCAATGTTCAGTATTTGTAGTTTTTCACAATATGCAAAAGCATTTTTATAAATGAAATCATATAAAATTTTAAATTTATTGTGATACTCTTGCCATATTTTATCATTGTAATATGATGTTTTGCCAAACTTATATCTGTCATCTTCTGGAATATTAGTCAAAATAGATTTGCAAGGTTCTAACACAGCATCTGCCACAGATTCATCTTGATCTATTTGTATATAAGTTGTGAATAAATCCATTTATTCTTCCCAAATATAACTATACCAACCAGTTACAATGGTTTTTTCTTGTGTTTTTGATATTTGACCAACATGGGTATGTGTCCAATCTGAGGGAAATATAACAGTTTTACCTTTTTGTGCCTTAACTGTTCTATTTTGATATGGAAATATTGTGCCACCTGAATCTAAATCATTTAAATATGTCATAAACACCAAACATCTTTTAATGGTAAGGTCATTATAACCACATCTTTCAAAATGTTCTCTTTTAAATCCCTCACCTTTTTTGTAATGTTGAATATTATAAGGTTCAACAATATCAAATCTACAAAGATTATCAATTTTTGGATAAGTTTGTATGTAATCTTCTAAACATTTTTGTAAATAAATTCTGTAATCTTTAAATGGTTGATTAAAATTTTGAGGTGAAATGCCTATATCTGTTGATTTTTTTATATCAGCCCAACTTTCGTCTCCATTAATAACTCCCTTGTGATGAAGTTTTGGATTTAAGTTATAAAATTCTAATATGGCATCACAGATACCCTCTGGAATATGCCAAGTATAAATAAAATCGTTTTTAGTCTGAGTCAACACGAAACCAACCTTGTGAATTATCTTTTTGATAAGCATCTTCGTCCCAATAATAATCATTGGTATCTGATGGATATGGTATGGGAGACTCCCATTCACAAGTAGTTTCATTTAATGTCCACGAGGCATATTCACATGGCTCGTAAAACGCATCTCTGACTGAATCATAAACGCCACCTATAATTGCATAATTTTTTCTTAATGCTTTACTTTGGTCTTCAGAAGGCGTGTTTTTTTCTTCAGGTGTTGAGTCGACATCAGATGGTACATAATGAATACCACCACGAGTGTTGTATGAAGTTTTAATCCACGTTTCGTTTTCTGGTAATGTATCTATAAATTCTTTTTTTGCGACTATAACATCAACAACTTTACCATCTACTACTTTTGCATAATGTCCCATAATCTTAACTCTGAAATTGATATTTTATAACTACCACACCTGAACCACCATTACCAGTCAACCTATTTCCTTCATGATCTCTAGTGCCTCCCGTTCCAGAACCAGTATTTGCAGTTGCGTGTGCAGAACCATTAGAGCTACTACCACCAGCAGATGCACCTCCTCCACCAGAGCTACCACCAGTGAAAGTGCCACCACCTCCGCCTCCTGCTCTTGCAACAGATGAACCTGTTATTGATGAAGATGAAGATGAACCACCAACAGAGTTTCCACCACCAGCACCTCCAGAGCCTCCACCACCTCCGCCAGAGAGGTCAGCTCTATTACTTCCTGATTGACCAGAATTGCCTTGTCCGCTTGTACCACTTCCTCCACTTGATGATGGCGCACAGCCACCTCCACCAGAGCCACCAGCACGACCAGGTTTATTGGAATTGCTTAATCTTCCACCACCTCCACCGCCGCCAGTATTGGTTAAACCTAATGCAGAGGTGTTTCCACCATTTCCACCAGCAGTTCTTGCACTTGTGGTTCTAACACCACCTCCACCACCACCAATGGTTATTGTATAATTTCCTGCTGACAAGCTAGAGTTACCAGTTCTATAACCACCTGCTCCTCCGCCACCACCTGTGTGCTGACCACCAGCTCCACCTCCTGCTACGATAAGGTGTGAAAAAGTTGTACCTTGATTGCCAGCAGTAGAAAGAGCGAATGTTCCAGATGAATTAAATACATGAATTTTAAAGTTACCACTTGTGGTTACACTACCACCAGTAGCAGATGGATATACAGCATTTTCTGAGCCTCTAAAATCTCCCATATCTAAAGCACCAGATGTCGGAATGTTTCCATTATTACCTGAAGTTCCTGACGGAACATTAGAGCCACCAGCATAATATTCACTCATACTTATTGGATTAGAACCACCAAACTCCGTTTGGATGTCAGACATTGCTATCGAGCCAGATGATGGTATTGCCATTTACTACCCCTTTTTTAATTCATCAATTTCTGCTTTTAAGTCTTTAATTGCCTCAATCAAGACTGCTGTAAGTTTACCATAATCTACTGATTTTGTTTGCATTTCATCATCAGCAGTTAGAACAATCTCTGGCACTATAGCTTCCATATCTTGTGCTAATACACCTATTTGTGGTTTTGCATCTTCTACATCATTTCTCTTATAGTGAACGCCTTGCATCTGCATAACTTTTTCTATGCCATTCTCTATATTAGAAATATCAGTTTTTAATCTTTTATCAGAAAAGGCAGTTACATCATTGTTAAATGTAGCCGCTCCTGCACCAGACATATCAAGTGTAAGGGCAGTTATAGTTGAGCCACCATCATTACCTTTAAATATAATGTCTTTGTCGCTAGCTTGTGAGTTAAAAGTAGCGTGAGAATCAGCAATACCTAAATTTAATACATTAGTGCTTCCATCTGCAAACATAATGTCTCCACCATCTGCATTAATAGAAATATCATCTGATGAATCTAATATTAAATCACCATTAGGAGTAGCTATAGTTCCATTTGTGCCATCACTTGTGAGCGTAAGGTCAGCACCAGCACCTAATTTTATTAAAGCATTATCCACAAAAGTAGCATCGTGGTTAAACGCCGCCGTTCCAGCATCTGACATATCAAGTCTTAAAGCAACAACATCACTTGTGTCATCAACTCCTACAAATTCCATATCTTGATTGTTAACAGCACTTTTAATTCTAAAAAAATTTGAATTATTTTTTAACTCTCCAATGGTAGTGCCACCATCTTTGAATAATATATCTCCACCATCAGCATCAAGAACAATATCTCCAGCTACATCAACAGTTAAATCACCAGTTGCATTTGTAATAGTTCCAGCAGATCCACTATGTGTAATTTGTAAATCATTGTCTGCACCTACATTTAAAACAGCAGAGTCTGAAGTTAAACTTAAATCATCTTGAACTTTTAGGTCAACAACAGATAAAGAGGCAAAAGCATCAACAACTGCCGCTCCACTTCCTGCACCATCTAGGTAAACTACTTTAACATCACCAGGTGGAATTGTTACATTTGCACCAGAGCCTTGTGATATGATTATGTTTTGTGATCCACTTGTAGCGTTCTCAATCATATGAACTCTTTTTAAAGTATTTGGACCTATGGTTATTGTACACGCAGAATCTAATGTTCCAGTATATTTAATATACATGGCTCTACCTTCATCTGCTGAACCATCTGCTATGTTAGTAGTGTGTGTATCTGCATTTGTTGTTATAGCTTCTGTACCAAAACCTAATGCCTCACCTATTAATTCTAAATTTGTGTTGGTTGAAGCACCCCATGTTCCTGATTCATCACCTGTGGCTATTTCTTTCAACCTGAGATTATTAGTATATTCTGCCATTATGCGACCCTTTCAATCCAATTTGCTACTTGATCTGGAACGATTAAACCCCAAACATTCTCTTCTCCAGTAGAACCTGTAGCACTTACTCCACTCAAAGATAACACAGAACTAGCAGTTATTGCAACTGTTCCTAAAGAAATTGTTGCTTCAGATAATGTTACCTCTACCAAAGCTCCTGCTGTTACAGTTTCAGAGCCAAGTGCAGTAGTTCCAACAACTGTCGTTACTGGTGCGCCAGTTGTGGTTGTGATAAATTCGTCACCTAATCCTGTAGTTCCAGCAACACCAGTAGGTGAAATTAATGCAGTTCCTACAACAGATTCATCACCAAATCCTATTGTTCCAGTTAATCCAGTTTCAGTTACTATAGCTCCAGCAGCTGCTAAAGCATTTCCTACAGCAGTTGTTCCTGCGTTACCTGTTACAGAAAAAATACCTGTGCCAGTTACAGTAACTGTTCCTACAGATCCAGTAGCCACAGCAGGAGTTGGCACAATATCTTGACCAGGTATAGCGGCTACACCACCACCCCAGACTCCAGCACCCCAAGTATCATTACCCCAACCAGTTAAAAAACCAATTGTTGCAGACACACCTGTGACTACAGCAGTAATTGGTATTTTAGGAAGAACAGTGCCAACAGCAGTTGTGCCAGATACACCAGTTACTGCAAATTGGAAGTTAGCAAAAGCAATTACTGTGCCTACTGCACCTGTGGCTTCTAAGCCAGTTTCTATTACAGTTGAGCCACCTGTTGCACCTTCATCACCAACGGCTGTTGTACCAGCTACTCCAGTAACAGCAAAAGAGGTGTTGCCTATACCACCCCAACCAACAGCACCCCAAGTGCCTTGTCCCCAGCCGTTAGCCATAGAACCTCACAATTGTTCGGTTAAGCTATACGAATAATAGCGTTCGAAGCGTCAGCAGTAGGAAATTGTATTGTAAAAGTCCCAGATGTTGATGTTTTATTAGATGAAAAGTCTAAAACACAAACAGCTTTGTTACTGTCAGAACTATTATAAATTAATGCTCCCATCGCAGTAATTGTTGCAGTTGTGAAACTTAAATCAGCAAAATCTGTAAATGCAGTTGTGCTTGATGTAGTTGGGTCTACTCTTGTTAAAGAACCACCACCAGTTGCATATGTGCCACTTGAAGCGACTTCACCAGTTGTAGTAAATGCAGTAGTTGTTGCTCCTAATGTTGCAGTTGTAGATGATTTACCACCACTGCCCTCTGCATAGAGTGCTAATTTAAAAGTATCTCCACCAGAGTTTTTAAAATTGTGTACACCTTCTAATAACTCTTTTTTGAAGGAAGTACACATTGCTTGTGCTATAGCCATATTAGAGTCTCCTTATATATTCAGCCGTTTCCTTTTGACCACTTGATCTCAAGGCTTGAATGATAGTACCACGCTCTTCTCTTCTTGCCAATAGTAGATAATGATACAACACCTTTTTAAGATGTTCTCTAAATTGATTTGCTTGTTGTCTTATGTGAGCTGGAGCGTCATCAGATATACTTACAATCTTATCTACAGCTAAATCAGCAATCTGTTCATTTGTCAAACCACCTTTATCTGAAGTCATAACATTGACCTTACCTGCTTGAGATACTCCTACATTAAACATTTATTTCTCCTCATATGTTACACCAGGTATATCTTCTCTGCCAATAATGTTTGGAGTTGAATCCAAAGGCTCTGGTGGATTTAATTTCGATTTTCTTGTTATTAACATACTTCCTTGTGTAGTTGTAGACACGATAGGATCATCAAGTCTATGGTATCCATAAAGTTTTTGATCTTCTTTTACATTTGTATCTAACAAAGATGAATTGTGTGCAATGTTTACTTTGATACCTTTTGATATAGCAATTGCTAACCAAAATTCACAACACCCTCTACCTGCTTCTGCAAAAGCAACATTGTTGTAAGTAAAATCAATACCAAATAAATGTATCTCTTTTACCTCTTGTGCAATTGCAAAAGCTATGCTGTATGCGACTGTGTTATTCAAATAAGCATATTTTGTTTTCTGCAAAACTTCCTGAAGTGGATATTCTACGACATCTGGACACCTTTTGTCTAAGGTGCAAGAAAAGATTGGCACACCTAATTTTGTTTTCAGTCTTTCTACCATTATATTTGTTTGTTTACCAGCATTCGGACTATCTAAAAATCTTGAAGGAGGATCTAACATAAAACATTTATCGTGATAGATAACACCTGACATTGAATTTATTGTCCAGACCTCATCAAACTTTTCGCTTCTGATCCTAGACATTAGATATTCGCTACTACTATTGCCTAATCCAACAATGGCAATACTTTTTATTTTCATTTTGCTACCTTTTTATTGTTTTGGGATTCTTACCAAGCCCTCCCTATAGGCATCTGTATTTTCTTGTGCCTCTCCATATACTTTTAGTCTGCTCATGGCTTCTGTAAATCTTGCAGTATAAAGTTGCAATAAATCTGACTCGCCTTTCATAAAAGTGTAAGCCTCTACTAAACAAGCATATAACAAAGCATCAGGAGCATTTGTTGCAATCCAAGTCGTTCCAGAGTCATCTGTAGTTATCGATGCTGGTCTATAATAATAATGTAATTCGGCACTGTAATCTGCGTCAGGTGTTGGTGCTACGATAAAATTGTCCACATCGAATGAAGAATAATATCTAGGACTACCTGTTGTGCTAGGATTTGGAGTAAATTCTTGTATAAAATTTACATCTTTTTGTAAAAGAAAAACATTTGCACTATCTTTTACATAAGATAAAGAAAAAGTGGCTAAATAATCAGATGGTTTTTGTAAAAATTTATTACCAGTTGTTAAACCACCAGTTACATTTTTTCTAAAATAATCTAAATCAACTACTTTAAATATACGTTCTTCAGCATTCTTAATTATAAAATCAAGTTCATTTACAAAAGTAGTTTCTGAATTTTGTGTCCAATCTTGTATTGATTGTTTTAAAGTAGTTAAAGTAAAACTCATGTTACACTCACTGTTACTGTACCAACTGATGCTGTTGCACTAAAGGTATCTAATAAAGTACCTATGTTTCCTAGTCCAGTATTTGTATATACTATAAATTTTTTATTATCATCTTTTACGTCTGGTCTAGCATCTCTAATTGCTTCTAAATCAGTTCTAATTCTTGGAGGAGTAAGTTGTGGATGTTTTTCTTCATATTCATCATAACCAACGATACTACCATTCCACTCCTTTCTCATATCTCTTATACGATAACGAAATCCAGAACGATCTGAAATTCTGTAAGCATATTTACCTTTAGCAAAAGCCATTATCCAACCCTATAGTATGATAGTTGTGGATTAACCTTAAAAGCAGATCTGTCTCTATCTTCTGCCATAGCTCTTTCAAACTCTTCTTCATAAACAGTTTTAAGTAGCTGTATTCTGTCTGGCGCACGTTTCATAGCAATATAATAAGCCAAGCCAGCAGTTAAACATGGAAAAAATCTAAAAGGTATTTCCAACGTATTTACTTGTGTATCGGCATCTTGCATTCTTGTTAAAGCATCATAGATAATTACATCTGTGCTATTTTCAGGAGCAGGATATATTTTAAGGTTAGGTGTAATTTGTCTGTCCAAAAAGTATTGAGTTGGTCTGCCAGTTGTAGATTTATTTGGTAAGTTTAAATAAGTATCTCTACTTATTCTGCTCATACTAAAATCAGTATCACTTCTTCTAACAACCAAAGATAAAACATCAATAACATCAGTGCCAAGGCTATACTCTATGCTATCTGCTGTTAAAGCTTGTGTTCTTTGCTCTATAGTCCATTGATTTAAGCCACGATTTGCCCACTCTGCCAACATGATGTTCATAGAACGTCTGGCTGTTTGCAAATCGTAGCCTGTTCTAGCTTCTAAGCCACATCGCTCAAAAGCTTCTTCAATGTACTCTGCAACATCCAATTCAAAATTAGTTGAACTTGACAATGCCATTAAGCTTTACCACCTTTTTTCATTTTTTTAGCCATGCCACCACCACGCATTTTTTTGGCAGCGCCACCACCCATCATTTTTTTGACCTTACCTCCAGCCATCATTTTAGCTGCTTTTTTTAGTTGATCGCCCATAGCGTTCATTTTTCTAGGACTCATTGCCATTTTACTCTCCTTTTAAGATTATTGTAGTATTGTTGTCTTTGCTCATAAATATCTTCAACATTGTATTCATTATAATATTTATCATAATAACCAAGTTTCTTCAATTTATTTGCACTTTCTTGTAGCTTTGTTAATCTTTGAACGAAAATCAAAGCATATTCCTCCTTTACAATTTCTGCAAATGTGCCATCGTCAATCAGCTCATTTACGTCATCATCAGGGTGGAATCCCATTAACCAAATATCATTTTGGTTGAATTTATCATCATGTATTAATCTGTTAAGATTAGTTAAATTATTGTGAAATATTTCATTATTTTCATAAGATAAATCAATAATTATCACTAAATCTTTGGAATCATGAAATTTATTTATTAAAGTATAAACTATGTCATAATTGTTCGTATTTTTAATAGCAAAACCAACTTTGTTATTTTTCCAAGCAGACTTTGCATAAGGACATGAGGGTAAATTATTATAATTTTCATTAGGCGTTTCTAAGGCATATTTTGACCAAGCTTTAATTTCTTTACAAATTTTATGCTCTTCTATCATTTTTTCTTTCTTCGCCTTACTGCTTGAACTCTTCTAGGCTTACCTGCTGGTTGACCTAATCTTTTCTTTTGAGCTATACGTTTTCTTTTTTCAGAAGCTGACATCTCAGATCCAGTCTTTGGAGTTTTACTGGATATTCTTTTTGATGGTCTGCAATAAGGTGTGCCACGTTTTTCACCTTTTTGTCTTCCACAAGGCTTGCCAGTTCTTTGATCCTTCCAATCTTCTTTAAACCATCGTTTAAGAGCAAGACCAGCTTTTGTTTTACGAACAGCCATTATCTAAACTTTGTTACTTTTCTTCTATTATTCATAACAACACCACAACCTCGTGCAATGTTTGGATTTTTTGTTTTTCTCTTACGAGTTCTTTTTGGCACAGAACCACCATTCTTTAACTCAATTACACCACCTTCAGCTTTTTTCTTGGCTTTCTTTTTTTTGCCACCAGTTCCGTAGTTGGCTGCACCTACCTTTCGGCATTTAGCAATAGCTCCTGAGGCATAAGCTGATGGAAAAACTCTGTAACGAGCTTTTACTTTATGATAACAAGCGTCTTTAGGCATAATATCTTCCTTTCAATACTTTCCAACAGGTACACCAATATTTTCTCTT